ATACGAGATCTAGTACGGTCTCGTGGGCTCGGAGATGTGTATAAGAGACAGACTCAAAACACCCCCAAAATGCCCCTCCCTGCGACTATACACGTTCTTAATGTATATGAATGATAAGAAGTAATATATAAGGGGGTGTACTCATAGCAAACTCCCGAGTTTTTGTGAATGTAATCGGAACCCGTGGTGTGGGCGTGGGCGTGCGTGCGCGTTGGGTCGTGGTGAAGGATCGGCGTGGTCTCAGGCTGGCAGGCTTTCGGGTGGTAAAAACTTATGCGATATTCGTTTTGCATAAGAACAAACGATGAAGAAAGTTTGTGAAATGCTTGCATGGTATAAAATCTTATACTATCTTTGTAATAGAGAAAGGGAAAGGAGCAGACATTACACCCTTCGAAGTTAATGAAACCAACATTTGAAGCCATGGGAAAGAGCCAATCAAACAACCCCACCAACTGGAAGAACGGAGTGAACGAGATTCGGGAACGCCTGGAAGCCGTTAAAACGCGGTCGTGCTGGGATCGAGGCGTGAAAGGTTTTGCGCTCAATCTGCTGAGAAGCTACATAGACATTTGCGAGTATTGCGATAACAACGGCCGACCAATTCCGGAACTCAATGAAGAAACATTATTAAACGGTGCGGACGACTGGAACGCCTATTGTTATGGCGGGGGCGCGCTGATCTACAACGGAGATATAGCCGAGGCCCTTTGTACGCCGTCAATGCTCAAGAAAAAAGACGGCGGGCGACAGGATCCGAATGCGGGCGAGATTTGGATGGATGTGCAGGTACGCGCATATTATCAGGCATTCCGTTTGTTGAAGTCTTGTGTTAAATCCACTTGCACACAAGTTGGTACATGTAGATAAGTTCTCTTGCGAGGAATAAGCCACAAAACAACACTTTGCCCCTATTCGTTCCGCGTTGCGGAGGCGTACCGGGCGGCTGGGATAGGGGCACGAAACCACAAAAACCACAGAAAAATGAAAAGAGTGACATTGGTAGCAGTGAATGACGGGAAGACATTCCCGAATGTATCGTGCGCGTTGACCTATTTGCAAGTGCAAATAGAAGCGTCGATAAAAGGCATTTGCCGGAAACTGTCCCGGATGGATGATCCGGGAGCGATTTCGGAGTATCTCCGCCAGAATAAGAAAATCCTTGCGTACATGCTTGAGATAGAATCGGAGATAGACGAAGGATTGGCGTTAATGTCAGAAACCAAATAGCCCTATGAAAGAGACAAATACAATGATTAAGGCCGCGGCGCTGGTGGTACTCACGGCTTTGTGCTGCTGGATTCTGTTCCGAAGCACGCTGCGGGTAGAATCGGTACACAGGACGGAGAGCGGGTACCTCGTCGAAGTTTCAGCCCTCGGCGGGACGGAAATACACGAATGCAGTTTATAAACACAAAAAAACCAGAAAGCCATGACACACGTTAATTTCACTACCTCGGGCGTTACCCTTACCGATCCCCAAGTAGCCCGCATCAGGGAAGAGATCGAGAATACCCGGTTCCGTTCCGCTTGGGACAATGGCGTAAAACTGTATGCGCTGGATATCCTCGGCGACTATTCCAAAATGCTGGATTACGCGAAGGAAACAGGGGGGTATACGCCTCGATTTATCGAAACTGCTTTGCTGCTGGGTGCTGAGAACTGGATGGCATACAGCGAGGGAGGTTGCTCGCTCGTGTACAGCGCGGACATAGCCAAACGCTTGTGCAGTCCCTCGGAGATGAAGCGTAAAACGAGCCGGTCGGGAATGATTCTGCCGCCGAACCGGATCGAAACATGGATTCAGGTACAAGGGCGGGCACTAAATCAGGCGTGGCGACTGCTTCGGGATACGGCGCTGACAGTATGCAAGGCATAAGCCCACGAATGACAGCGGACATAACAATTATATCAAATTAAAAATCAATTACTTATGAAAACAATGAACGAACTGGCAGAAAGGGCGTACGCCCTTACCCAGGAGATGCCCCAGGACACGATAAGTGCGATACATATTTTCCGCGAGACGCAGGAGATCGGGGCGTACGTGAAATATAGCTACGAGGCCTTGAAGGCTATCGAAGATATCGCAGTACGCCGAGGCATCGGCGCAAGTACGATCCTCAGGGAAGGCGTGATAACCATCCAAATACAGGAACAGGATTTGCGGATATGGATAAAGATCGAGTAAGGCAGCTACTCGCCCTGTGGGCGGTAGTGCTGGCAGGAATGGCCGCCTTTGCGGCGGTCGTCCTCCTGCACCTTCGGAACAACGCATTTTAACAAAAATTACACTAAAAAAAGACGAAAACAATGAAATGGATCGAAGCGGCCAAAGAAGGCCAGGGTTATGTACTGAGCGCCGAACTGAAAGAAAGGCGCGACACTATCGAAGCGAAAGCAGCGGAGGTGCTGAAGAGATCGGGCGCCACGCCGTGCACACTCTACAGGATCGTCGACGGATCACCCGTCGTCTCGTCGGTAGAGGTAGGGATCAAGGACGGAGAGGGCTATATGTTGTTGTATCCATGCGCGAGATGGTGGAATGTAACGGAATTCAAACTGCTGAAGATGTTGCCCGTGTATCCCGAATGCGATGGCTATTCGGACGTATGCAACGATGAACCCGCATGTATTACCAAGGATTCCACGGCGGAGGACGTGGAAGCCTGGCGGGCGTTCAACCAAAGACGCGCCGAAAGATATGAGCAGGCGCGGCAATTGGCGATAGCCAATTATAGGGTATACAACGAAGCGATGGCCCAAGTGTGCCCCGGGTTTAAGGGATCGGGGCCGGGTTACACGCAGACTTCATCGGTAATTCGTTCCGGCATACATTTCACGGCTCGATATTATAAGCATGAAGGGACTACCTTCTGCATGGAGATGAAGCACGGGACAAAGGCCACCCCGGACGGGTTCAAACTGATTTCCGCAAACTACTACGGCAAGGAGGGGCACGAACGCCTAAGAAAGGATATAGACTTCCTCGACGAGATCGACGCGGCGATAGAGGAGGGGGATATGTCGCAAGCGCATCAACTGGTAGGCGACTGGAGGAAGGAACTGGACGACTACCTCGCGTTAAACGAAAAAGAATGCGGTACTCATGATGACGGAGCGGGAGACGAAGCAGCAGTTGCAAAAACGAAGGAATGACGAGTTTGTACAAATACTCAGACGGTATGCCGATCAACACAACAGCGTAATATGCTGGCGAAACATAACTCCCTATTGCATTCGGGTTTACCAGCGCTTAAAATCATGGGGGAGTGTGTGGGAGCCGGGAGAACTGAAACCCAAACGCGCGCTGATCTATTCGGGTGCCCGCCGTCAAATACTGGACTTGTACCCCCTTGGCCTGAAATTCCATGCCCTTCGGTTCAACAGGCGCGGGATAATAAGGGGAAGATGGGAGGATAAAATTAACCAATTGCTAAATATGATCATACAAGATGATAACACGAACGACCTATAAAACACGACAAGAGTGGTTACATGCGCGCAACGACACCCCCGTTATCGGGAGTTCCGACGTTGGGACGATTATGGGGCTTAATCCCTATATGACGCCGTACCAGTACTGGCGCGTAAAGAAAATGGAGACCTTGGAGACCGCGGCCGAAGAGGATAACGACAGTATGATCCGCGGGCGCTTCAAGGAGGACGCGATTGCCCGCATGTTCGAGCAGGTGACCGGGGAAAAGATCGTCAAACGATCCGAGCAGATCGAGGTGTACCGCAATGACAAATACCCGTCCTACATGCAGGCAGCGCCCGACAGGGAGGTTTTCGCCGCGGGCAGGAGTACCCGGTATATCCTGGAGTGCAAGGACACGAAAATGCACCTGCCGGAACTGACGCCCGAGACGGTGCCGATGCTGTGGTACACGCAGATCATGTACCAAATGGGGATCATGGAGCGCGATGCGGCGTACATAGCCGCGGAGGAGGGAGGCAAGCGGCTCGTGTATGCGCTATTCGATTTCGACCGATCCAAATTCGCCTATATCGTGGAGTACTGCCGGGATTGGTTCGAAAGGTACATTTTGGGCGACGAAATACCCCCGGTGGAGACAGGCCAGGACGTTATACTGGCATGGCCTGTGTCGGAAGCCGCCCCGCGGGAAGCAGATGCGGAGATACGGGATATTATCGCGTGGGTGCAGGCGCAGCGGTCGAAGGTAGCCGCCATGCAGGCGGAGATCACCAAGGCAGAAGAGCGGGTTAAGGCGTATTTCATGCAGTACGACACCATAACCTACGACGGGAGACCGCTGGCTACATTCAAGACTGTAACAAGCCGCAGGCTGGATTCGAAGGCATTAAAGGCGGACAATCCGGACATATACGCCAAGTATGTAAAGGAGAGTACGACGCGGCAATTATTATTCAAATAACATGAAGACGAAGCGAGAAATAACAGCACGGGAATACGAGGAGGTAGCAAGCCGCCTCACGGACGCCATCAACGGGAATACATACTTCTCCGACAGCATCTCGGGCGAAGGCTGGCGTTTCACCCCCTCCGTTATGGTGTATTGGCACACCGATACACTGGGATCGGGAGAAAAGGAAACGCGGATGGAAAAACTGGTGTGGATATGGTGGGAGTTCCACACGTTCGACGCGGAGGGTGACGAGGTACTAAACGATTTCAAAACATCAACCTTAGAGCTTTTTTTAGGAATATGACAACCATAACAGACAAGAACGAACGCGCAATGCGCGAGGGGATGGTAGCCAAGACCGCCACCCCGAATTTGCAGGAGATGATCGCCCTGCTGGAGGACAAAAAAGGGGAGGTGCAGGCGCGCCTGCATGCGGTGCTCGGCGACAGGGCTCCGATATTCACGCAGGCCGTACGCAACCTGCTGGTGGCTCCCGAGAACAAAATACTGCGGGAGTGCACGCCCAAATCCATCATGCGCTCGTGCATGGCCTGTGCAACAACGGGGCTTTCCCTCGATCCGGCATTCGGGCAGGCCGCCATCGTTCCCTTCACTGAGACTACGTACAAGAACGGGCAGCAGGTAGTCACCAAGAAGGCGGTGTTCATGCCGATGAAAAACGGGCTGGTGCAACTTGCCAACAATACCGGGATGATCCAGCGGTTGATGGCCGCTCCGGTGTATGAGGGGGACATAAAGTATCACGACCCCTTTACGGGCGATATGGAGTATAACCAGGAGCCGCACGAACGCACAAAACTGCTCGGATATGTAGCCTATCTTCGCTACATAAACGGCGGCGATCACTACCTGTACATGACGGTCGAAGAGCTGGAGGAGCACGGCAAGAAGTACAGCAAAAGCTACTACAACAAAAATGGTTTGTGGCAGAAAAACAAGCCTGCCATGTATGAAAAGACGGTCATCAAACGCATCTTGATGAAATGGGGTAGCATGGATGTAATGGCCAACTCGAAGCTTATCACAGCGCTAAAATACGACATGGCAACCCCCTCCTCGATGGATATGTCGCAGGCGACCCCCGAGTATGTCGACGGAGTGGACGACAATATTGCGGCCGTCGAAGAGCAGGAGGCCGTGGATGTGACTGACGAACCCGAAAAATAACAGAAAAAGATGAAGCCGAAGCAGAAAGAGACAGTAGTTACAATAGCCGAATACGCCCGCAGGTGCGGAATCACCTATCGGGGTGTGCAGATGCGCATTGCCAGCGGGCGAGTGAAAACAGTGAAATTCGGGGGCGTGGACTTCATAGATACGACAGTCTATCCTCCTATGCCCCGGCAAGACGTAAAAACTCATGAACGATGATATGAACACGGCGATGGAATGGCTCGTTGGCCTTGTCCTGTTCCCGCTACTGATGTTGTCGAACTTTATAGGATATGCGCTCGGCCTGCCTCCGCAGGCCGGGGGCGAATCCGAGGCTGAGGATTCGGATCCGACAGAAGCGGAAGCGCCGGAAATAAACGAGGAATTGCAGGCGGACGCGATACGAGCTCTCAACACTTTGGGCTTCCCCAAAGAAAGGGCAAAACAGGCCGTTTTAGAGGCTTTGAATGCCGATCCGGATGCAACCCTCGAAGAGATTGTAAAATGCGCCCTAAGGCGCCAAAAATAGGCAACATGAATGAATGCATATTTCATACGATTCCCGGAGTGCAGGGGGGGGGTGAAGTTTAAGCCCATCGACGAGTTCCCGGGATATTGGATCGGAGAGGACGGAACGGTGGTGTCTACGCGGCGCGGAGACCCCCATGTGTTGAAGGTGGATTACAATGCCGACGGGTACGTAAGGGTGCGGTTATTCAACCGTTTAGGGAGGTACAACTACTTTGTTCACCGCCTTGTAGCTGAAGCTTTTATCCCAAAAAGGGGGGGGGACAAAATCGTGGATCACCTTGATACGAACGTCGAGAACAACAATGCCTCGAATCTGAGGTGGTGCCGGGACATGAAGGAGAACATGGCCAACCCGCTGAGTGTAGCCAAAAGACAGCGGGCGGCGGCAAACAGACGCAGCCGCGCAGCGAAGAGGGAAGCATACATGGAGGAGATCATGAGGCAGGCAATGACGGACACTCCGTTCTGATTTTTTTTGGAGAATGGAAAAATTTGTTTATATTTGCGGTGTGAATGCTCGGGCAGGGGCAAAATGCAACTTACCGCTTTAGTAGATACCGGGCTGCCCCCCGGTATCGAACGAGCGGTTTTTTTATTTAAACGAATATGAAAGAATCCATGGTAATACCTCGAAGTCTGCTTACAGCGACCAACCGTCTTTCGATGACCGAAAAAGGGGAGGTGCTGGATGCGATCATGCGATATGGATTCGACGGAGAGGAGTATAGCGGAGATTCGGTAGTGGTGGCTATGATATTCGACCTTACCAAGCCATACATAGACGAAAACAACAAGAGGTACGACGCTGTGGTTGAGAGGAATAGGAATAACGGCAAAAAAGGCGGACGTCCTAAATCCACAAAAAACCCAGAAAAACCCAGTGGGTTATTTTGGGAACCCAGAAAAACCCAGAAAAACCCAGTGGGTTATTTTGGGAACCCAGAAAAACCCAACAAAACCCAACAAAACCCAACAAAACCCAGACGAACCCAGACGAACCTTGATACTGATACTGATACTGATACTGGTAGTATTATATCTTCTCGTACTAACGTACTCGAAGATGCCGAGATAGTAACAGAGAATATTTCTATTGCTGGTAAAAACAAAAAAAGCGCGCGCGAAAAAATCGAGACAGCCCAAGAGGTGACATGGCGCGATAGCTTCGACGTTTACCTGCAATCATGCCGGGAAGCATGGTGCAGATGGACGCAGGACAAGGAGTGGATGGCGGAAAGGGAGCGCTTCAATCCGGGGGTCGACGTCTCTCTCACCCTCGAAAAGGCATGCAAGGAGTATTGGGCGACGGAGGCTGGATGGCTGCACAAGAAAAAGGGAAGGGGAAAGACGATAGACTGGAAACGCATTTTTGAGTTCGCAATATCGCAGAAACAAAATCGAGTGTGGAAAAATGAAAAGCAAGGAAAGACAACAGGGGCAGGAGGTCTCTCGGACGAAGAGCGGGCTGTGTTTGAGCGCATCCTTGGCGCCAGCCGCCCTGTATAGCCCGGTGGATGGAATGAGGACGTGTAGGGCTATGTCCACGCCGATAAAATGCGCTCAGTCGGGAATGGAATCCCTGTCGGGGCTTCGGCGAATCCACGGAGACGAGCTCGTTATATCCTGCATGGCGCTATGGATCGACGATCTGCAATCGTTTCTCAACATATCCGCCAAGATGAACAGGTTTCAAATCATCGAGACGTGTTCCATGATCCTGGAGGATTTCTACGCGCTAAACCTGGCAGACGTACGACTTGTGATGACGCGGGCCAAAAAAGGACAATACGGCGCATTATACGGGCGTCTCGACGGGCAGATAGTCTACCAGTGGTTCGCGGAATACTTCGACGAGCGGTGCGCAGAATGCGGCCGGACAGCAGACGCCGAGGCAAAGGTGAGGGATTCCCAGCTCGCGGCTATGTCGCCGGAGCAAAAAAAGAAGATTCTGGAATTATGGAGCAAACAAAAAAAATCACAAAAATGAAACAGGAGACAAAAGCAACCATCGCCTATTTGGCAGCAATCATTTTCGTTATCATCTGCATCGCATTGATGGCTGTGACCCCCGCGTATGGCCAAAATCAAACGGTGATAAAGGATTCCAAGGGGGAAGTGGTATACGTCAAAATCAAGACGGCCAGCGGGTACATTGTCAAGGACAAAAACGGCGTTCTGCTTTACACCGTGGTAGAGAACGACACGGAAAAGAGAGTTTACGACGCCTCCGGACGTCTAATTTCGGTAGAGAAAAAAGCGAAAAATTAACCTTTAACGAACGATAACTATGAAAACTACATCGGACATCAACGCCCTGATCAACGAAAACATTGCGGCGATCAACCGGTTAAAACACGACTATGACACTGGTAAATTCTTCACCCGGGAATCCCAGGCGCGGGCCTACAAGGCATTGCGGAAAAAATCGGCAAGCACAACGACGAAATACGCCACCTTAGGCGCCTACTTATTTTTATCGAAAGCACATCGGAAGAAGGTATCTGCATGATGCGAGGCAGATTGCAACGCGAAATACAGGCAGCCACAGTCACAGCGCACAGGCTTTGCGACCCAGAAGATGTTGGCAAAAACCAGGATCAGATACGGGAACACCTGTCCAATGCTTGCGTTCCCTTGAAAAAGAAACAACTGGCCGAGCTTGAATTTATTCTGAAATAAGCGATATTAAAACTATGACAGATCAAGTAACAAGCATTGAGCAGTCGAAGCGGCTGATCGAGTTGGGAGTGCCCGCAGATAAGGCGAGCATGGTGTGGGAATTGGCTCATGGTGCAGCGGGCGAAATAAACTACGAGCTCAAAATTTGGCAGGAGTGTAAGCTGGATAAGATTCTGGCCTATCAAGAATTTCCCGAATCTTTTATCCCCGCCTTTACGGTCGCCGACCTGCTGGAAGTATTGCCAAAAGCTATATGGGACGATGTAAAGGGATGGAGCCTGTTAGTCATAAGATTCAGAAGCAAAGGCTTTCCGAGGGTCGGCTATGAGGCCGAACAAGGGATTATATGGAGTTGTGGCGAGGTATCGCTTTCGGGCAATATCATCGAAACAATTGACTGGGTGGTAGCTAACGGATACGGATTGGACACATGAAACTGCCTATCGAAGTTCACAACAAGTTGATCCCGTTCAAGGGGTTTAGCTGGGTAACATGGCTTGCATTCGCATTCACCCGGAAGCCGAAAGACCGACATTTGGACGAGACCACGCGCCGCCATGAAGGAATCCACTGCGTCCAGCAGATCGAACTGACCGTGCTGTTCGCGGCAATCCTCCTGCCCGTCGCCATCAGCTACTCGTTCGCGTGGTGGGGCTGGGTGCTTACGGTGGTCGGCATTCTCTTCGCCGGATGGATTTGCTACGGCATTTCGTGGCTGATCGAAGTGATTATCCCGCCTTATCCGGGCGCATACTACTACACCTGCTTTGAGACCGAGGCATACAACCATGAGGATGATCCGGACTACTTGAAGCGGCGCATACCGTTCTGGGGCTGGATTTCCTGTATACCTAATCGGAAAGTTAAACACAAAAAAAACTAATTTATGAATACAGAAACGATGTTTTCATCTAAGACCGATTTATGGGCTACACCACAGGATTTCTATGATAAACTCAATAGTGAATTTAATTTTACACTTGATCCTTGCGCCACCCCGCATAATGCTAAGTGTGTTAAATTCTACACCAAAGAGCAGGACGGGCTCCGACAAGATTGGGGCGGGAATACTGTTTTTTGCAATCCGCCATACGGTCGGGATATATACGCATGGGTTCGTAAATGCTGCATGGAGGCACAAAAAATTAACACAATAGTTGTAATGTTGATTCCGGCGCGTACAGATACTCGATATTTTCACGAATTTATTTACCACAAAGCACGGGAAATTAGATTTATAAAGGGGAGGCTAAAATTCGGGGGCCAAAAAAATAGTGCTCCGTTCCCGTCAATGGTGGTTGTATTTTAATCCATAAACTGTTTTAAAATTTAAGCACAAAGATAACCAACCATGAAAAGCGAAAAAGCAAGGGAATTTATCGACGGGTGCATAAACAACCTTACAGTTGATATGCCTGACCACGTTGAAAGGCGGTTGAGATTGGCAATGACCCACACAGCCGAGATTGCCGAGCAGGAGGCCGAGGAGCGGATGCGACGGAAAGCAGTGGAGGCATTTGATGACATGTGGATCAACGGCGGCGAGCCAGATTATGAATACCAGAGAAAGAGGTTTATCCGAAAACTGACCAAGAAATGAAAACCATTGAGGAAAGAGCAAAAGAATTTTGCGAAAATAACATCTGCGTGGATTGCGAAGACCGAAAGAATTGCGACCGGGGGTGTGTGGGATGCTCTATTTCTACCTACTCCGCCCTTGAATGGCTTATCCAGTTCGGAAAATCCGAACACGCAGAGCTGATGCGCTGGCACGACCCGAAAGAGGAGCTGCCCGAATATGTCAAGGTTGTAGAGGTCAAATACAAGGCTTTTAATAAAATCATGATGGCAATAGCATTTCGATTGGGTGATTTATGGAGTGGCAAAAATAAGTGGTGTATTGATGGGACAAGTGTCCGCATTGACCACGAAAATATCCTCGGCTGGCGGGAGATTCACGAATAAGACAGAGCTATGAAAACAGAGAAAACAGCGGCCGAAAGGCGCGAGGAATTGGCGACCCTCTTGTTTTGCCAAAGTTATCTATACTATCACGATATGCTGTCCTCGGCCGAATCTAAGAGGGTATGTAAAAGGATATCGGCCTTTCAGGATAAGCACCGAATCGCTATCACGCGGGAGCAGATCGACAGAGTGAACAACCTAAAACAAGAATAGCCATGCAGAAGGCATTTTTTAACGACCGCTACGCACTGACGCAGGCGGTCATCGAGGGCCGAAAGACCATGACGAGGCGGCTGATTAACCCAATGCCGAAAGATTGTGCCACCACACACAAAAATTGTTGGGGTGCCAATTGGTCGGATGAGCCTATGTCTTTGGTCGTAGATCGAGACACAGGCGGTATATATTGCAAGTATTGTGGCAACGGCGTAAGATTATGGGATGAAGGATATCACTATAAGACCAAATACAAGGTCGGCGAGGTCGTGGCCGTAGCGCAGTGTTATTACAATGCGTTTTCGTCAAGATGTGACATCCCTGTATATGGCGCGGATAGAACACCTGGCTGGCTAAATAAACTGTTTGTGCGAGCGGATTTGATGCCCCACCAAATTCGCATCACCGGAATCCGTTGCGAGCGCTTGCAGGATATTTCGGATGCGGATTGCATGAAAGAGGGGGTGCGCGTGGAGTTTGCGAAGAATGGAAGGCCGATGTATTATTATTTCGACATTAAACGATGGAGGGAGGTATGGTTTGACACTCCCCGCGAAGCCTTCGCCGCGCTTATCGACAAAGTGTCCGGCCGTGGAACGTGGGATCGGAACCCGTGGGTGGTGGTTTACGAATTTGAATTGGTGAAATAGTATGAAATTTACAACCCCATGCTTTGTCCGTGTCGAGGATGCGGAAAAGCGAAAGGAGCTGACCGAATGGCTGAAGGGAATCGGGTATTACGTATGCTCCTGCTGCCTATTTGACGGCTGTAACACCCTGCATTGCAGAGGGATTGATCGGCTTAAAATCGCTTACGAGGTGCACGGGATCTGCGACTACGACGAGGAGACCCGATACAGCATCGGTCAGTTTAAGGCCGAAAATGCCGAGAGTCGCAATCCGAGTTACGACTGCGGTGAGAATGTCGAGCTGTTCAAGGCGTTGGCAGCGATGAACGACGAGAACGACCGCGAGCAGTGGTTTATCGCGGAGGAAGCGAAGGCATGGGTAAACCAAGGGCTGTATGCACCCATTGGGAGCTTCGAAAAATGCTTGCTGGAGCATCGGGTCGGTATCCCCGCCCGTAAGGCCACGGTTGAGGAGATTATCGAACATTTCAAAAAGAGGGAGAAATGATACGAGCAAGATTCTATATCAAATTCAAAGATTGCGGTAACGATTATCGGCCAGTTAAATGGCCGATCAAGTATCCGTATTGGTGTACGGGCGAAAGCGTCGACGCTTTCGTTATTGTCGCCTATGCCGAAAATGTCGAGCAAATAAAGGGGCTATGGCCGGAGGCTTATATGATCGAATGCGAGGAAGTGAATGAAATAACCTTCACTACAAGATTCCCAAAACCGAAGTGGTACAATTCGAGTTCGAATTGTTGAAATAGCGAGATTCTCGCAAAATCTCGAAAAACTGAAATAACTATGGATATTCTAACCCCACACGACGGTATCACGAACGAGAAGATTTGCAAGGCGCAGATCGAAGCCGTCGAGAAGAAACAGAACGAATATAAACTGATCGGTCGGCTGACGAAGATTCCCGGCCACACCCTCTACAAGTTTAACACGACTACTCGGGAAGCCTCTAAAGTGGAAATGCGAGCTGATATAACACGCCAATACGATCCAGACACAGATACGGTTGTACGGCATATCAAATCGAATGTGAAAGTCGAAAAAAACTGTTACTACGAACAGGCGTTGAACATGAAGAACTTTATCAAACGGTTGCGCCGTCGGGGGGTCATTGGGGCTGACGAGAGTGTGAAAATTATAAAATGAGATAGCTATGAGAGAATTTGACTTATCGGCCGCCAAAGCAGGGGCGCCGGTGTGCACGAGGGACGGGGAGGAAGTGCGGATTATATGTTTTGATCGTATTTGCACCATATTCCCAATCATAGGATTACGCAGAAATGTCGACAACGAGGAATATGTTGTAACGTTCACGACTGATGGCCGCAAATTTTTCACGAGTAAGGATGGTGGAGATTTGATGATGCGCGACGACGACTACGCCGAGAAGCTGGCGCGGGGAGAGTACGGGAATCACATCCACGAAGCCACCGAAAAGGTTGATCCAACTATTAAGGAAAACTTAACAGTTGACCGGGAGTACTGGCGGAGGGTGTATGCCGGATATGTATTGGCGGGGTCGTGCGCTAGAGTAAGTCGGCTGTCTGCCGAAGGTGTCAAATTTGCTATCGCCCTCGCCGATGCCCTCCTTGAAGAGCTGGACAAGAAAAAATAGAGCGGATCGGGATTGTATGATAAAATAATTTACTATATTTACTGCATGGAAATTATTTTATCGAAAATAGGGATGCTGCTCGAACGCCACTTTGGCGTATCGCTGGAGGAGATACAGGCACCCTGTCGGCGCCAAAGGGTTACGGATGCCCGAACGGTATTCATCCATATCATGTACTCCCACAAGCTCATGAACGGGGTGAAGCTGTCCAACTACCTGAACTGCACGAGCCGGAATTCATACTACCATATCCGCAAGTTTGAGGATATGAAGGAGATAAAGGCGTACAGCAAAATAATATCGAAGTTTGAACACGAGGCGAAATTGGAGATTGAATCATGGCGGGAATCTTATATGCCGAAATAGACCTGAAAAAGATACCTGTTGACGTGATAGAAGAGTTTGTTCGCAATAACGGAGAGTTGGGAGCCAAGGTTAAACTTTGCATCGCGCCGCTCAAAAAAATAGACAAATTCGGGCACACGCATACCGTATATCTTTACCAGCCCAAACCGGAAGTAGGGGAGCGAGGCAAACCTACCTTTATAGGAAATGGGAGAATGCTGCGACCGTCGTACAGATGGCAGGATGATGCCAAGCAAAACCCCGAACCCGATAATGAACCATAAAGCCATGAAACACTTGGTGTATCTGCGTTCCGGCAAAGTGGCCGAGGTCGACGCCCTCCGTTTCCAGTGTGTTGACCATAAGAACCAAATATACAAATTTTACGACAAGGTGGATGAGTATGCGCTAAACGAACAGGTCGTTTTCATCGCAAACAATCCGGACGCCATAAAACCCATAATACACAAACAGAAAGATGAAAAATCAGACTTCTATTCTGAATGAGCTGTTGGCCACCCTCGAAGTAGCCTACTCGAACGCCAAAGGGCGTCATTGGATGGTATACGGCACGCCCTTCCGATCCCTGCACCTGCTGCTGGACGATACTGCGGCCACGCTCCGGAAAGGCGCCGACAAGATGGCCGAGACCATCCGCGTGCTGGATGGCATTCCGCTGCATACGATGACGCAGTTCGTGGATTCGTCTCAGATCGAGGAGGCGCTTACGATCCCCGATGCTCTGACCATCGCGCGCGAAATGCGGGACGACCTAAACGAAATCGTCGCAATGGTGCATGGAGGGGTTGATGCAAAAGTGTTCGACCCTACCACCGAGAACGACGTGCTGAATATCACGAGCGAGATTCGGCACTGGATTCTGTTTTTCGACGGAATCATATCCAACTGGACGCCCGCTATACCGAGAATACCTGAATTTTAACTTTATATAAAATGGACAACAAACTGAAAATCGGGTTGATAGCTGCTGCGGTAGCCGTGGTAGCCATCATTGTGTTCAACTTCCTGCCGGGCAGCATTCGAAGCGCCGGAACCATCGGATTCCTCGCGGGGGTAGTATCGGGATGGTTTTTACGCTCGTGGTACGGCACCATCGTCGACAAAGAGATCGACGCATAGGAGATGAACAGGCTAACATCGGCCATAATCGGGGCAATCATAGCTATGATCGCACTTTATAGCCTGCGGTCATGGCTTTGCTTCACCCCATCGAAACCGGAGATCGAATTCCGCATCGACACGGTGGTCGTAAGGGAATACATAAGAGACACCGTATTTCAAACGGAAGTACACCAAATTTCGAAGATCGACACTGTATTAGTACATCTGCCCGGCGACACGGTTAAAGTGGCTGTAACGCTTCCTTTCGAGCTAAAGACATTCCAGACCGAAAATTATCGGGCCACGGTGTCCGGGTACAAACCTATGCTCGAAAGTATAGACTTGTTCGTGCCAACCAAGATCATAACGCAGACCCATCACACCACGACGATCATGCCGCCTACATGGGAAGGGGGGATAGTAGTGGCCGCGCAGGTTGCCCCCGGATGGAACAATCAGTTTATGGGCGCGCGCGTGCGATACAACAAGGGGCGGTTCAGCATCGAGGGAACCGTAGGGTACAACCCCTTCGATGACGTCCCGTACGGAGAGGTGCGCGGAGGGTTTAATATTTGGAGGAAATGAAGCTGAGGACGCCGAAAAAGCCAGCAAAACCGAATATCGAAGGATTCGGAGATCGGCCAAAGGTAACATGCAAGTCCTGCAAATACCTGTCGGCCGAAGAGAATATGCACCATATTTGCCCCAAGACGGGCATGGTGACGCATATAAACACCGAAAAGATTTGCATATACCATGAACAGCAAAGTGTCAATACAGGTCAAGCCGCTGACGGTAAATAGGGCATACAAAGGGCGCCGATTCAAAACCAGCGAGCACGATGCCTTCCGCGCAGAATGCCTCTTAAAACTCCCGGACATAGAATTGCCGTCTCCTCCGTTCGAGGTGTGGTATGAGTTCGGATTCTCCAACACTCAGTGCGACTACGACAACGCGGTAAAACCGTTCCAGGATGCGCTGCAAGAAAGGTATCAATTCAACGACAAATTAATCTACAAAGCGCATATACGCAAGTACATAGTACCCAAGGGATGTGAGTTTATATCATTCAATATCAAATCATTAGCAGACACAACATGGGAACAACAAAACGAGTAGTATTCTCCTCGTCGCTCTTGAAAGAGTGCAAGGACATGGTAGCTTCATCGGTCATCGACCTGCTCGAATCCATAGCCGAGAAGAGCGACAACCCGAAGGTGACCATCACCTCCACGTGGCGCAACCCTTATCGGCAGGCGATGGCCATGTACAACAACCTGGTCGCCGGAAAGCGCATCCGCTACCGGGAACCCGGCAGAAAGGTGACCGCACTGTTCGACGACTGCCAGGATCAGGGCATGGACAAAGAGGAGACCATCGACGAGATGTCCAAACTTATCAGTCGGCTTAGCGAAAAGGGCGAACGGGTGTCCAAGCACTGCGTGAGCGCCGAGGAGTATCGCAAGGTGAATGTGCTGGACGTGAGTATGACTATGGAGAAACCCGTGGAGTTCTTGGTCGCAGCACTCGACGAGCCGCGCGTCATCAAAGTGATTTCGCCCGTATCTATTCCCGGCAAAAACCCCAAGTTTTCGTATGACCTGAGTGAGCCTGCGTTCCACCTTGAAATAAAAGCATAGTCATGAACAGTGCGTGCGTACTCTTCTTTGTGGCCGGGATTATTATGCTGGTGTTCGGGATCGCCGGGCGAGGAATAGACCCGCCAAACAAAAACAGGCGCCGATAGGGTGCCTGTTCTTTTATGCCTACTCAACGCTCCCCCCCCCGGAGCCTCCTGTGTTGAGTTTGGTGGTGTCGACGGCACCATTCGCGATTTTGGGCGTCGTGACACACAGGTCTTGTAGCTTTTCGGTGGCGACGGAAGATGTTGCGAGTTTATCCGTCGTCACTGCGCCGTCCGCAATTTTATCCGTGGTTACTGCAAGGGGAGCCAGCGCAGCCGTGCTGACTTCCGCTGTTCCGATCTTCGACGCCGTAATGGCACCGTCCAATATCTGCCCGTTGCCAACGCTATTTGCGGCTATCTTATTGACATTGATAGCTCCGTCGACGATTTTATCCGAATTTACGCTATCGTCGGCGATCTTGTCGACCGTAACGGCCGCATTGGCGATTTTATCACCGGTGACAGCCCCGTCAGCGATGGCTGCGGCGCCTACGCATCCATCCGCAAGATTCGACGCCACGATTGTATTTTTTTGAATGATGTCGCCGGATACAGCGCCAATGGCCAGTTGCGACGTGCCTACAGCAGAGGGTTTGATCTTAGCCGAAGTCACGGCATTGTCGGCCAGCTTGGCTGTGGTGATCGACCCGTCGGGAATTTCAGGAGACCCCCCCCCGCCGGAATAGAGACCCGATCCGATGCCCGGGAAATCATCGTCAGTAGGGGATTCATGCCCTTCGTTGAGGAATCTCAAAACGTCAGCGGGAGTGTAGGCCGACGGGTTGTCGGAGATGACTATCTCGTTGATTTCGAAGTCGAGGTAGTCCGCAGTAAGCAGGATGTTGCCACCTTCCGGAAGCGCTGGCTCGATGATGATTCGGCGCCCCATGTCTACCCGCGGGTTGGCCGGGCGGGCAATAAAGGTCGCGGGCATTTTTACTCCGTCCACAAAAATGTAGGGATAATCGGCTTCGGAGCCATTGATAACTACTTTCATATCACATTTTTTTATGTTTGACGTTATTACCCCCGTCGGCCGGAGCCTGCGGGGCGTTTTCAATATCAATACCTACTTCATCCTTCATCTTCTTCCCCACGTATTTTTGGAGGGATCGGAATACCGGAGCGTCAGATATTTCCACGGCATTCTCCAAATACGACCACATTTCGATGCCGCATACCATGCCCGTGAAGAGCTTGGCCAGGTGTAAGTTCATGAAGTCTAGGATTTGAGTGTCTATAAGGTGGCACATGCCGATCCCAACGACAATGCACGTGAGTTTGATGACTGTTTTCCATGCCTTGTCGCTGGAGAAATACCAGTCCTTATGCTGCCGAGCCGCCCTCTTGCGCCCGGCCAGTATACCCATCACGAAGTCTATCATGACGAATATTAAGGCGCAGAGCACAAGCGGCGTCACGGGAGCGAACAACGACAGCAGGCTTCCCACCACAGCCATGATCCATTTCAATAAGGTGTCCATTATCCTATTCTCTTTGATAATTACCGTCGCCCGAAACCCAGTAAAATACGCGGCCGTCGTACACAAATATTTCGGCATACATACCACTAACGGTGCTGGAAATGTTGATATTACCTGCCACTACCCCGGCGTTTGACAGTCTTATATCCACGACAGCATTCTCTGAAAAGGTGTGTTCTATGAATATTCGAACTGGCGTGCCGGGCAATTGTTGCACAGGCATGACGGCATTTACATGTGTGCTGCCAATGTTGCCGATTTTGATGATATTTAATTTGTAATTAGATAGCATCGCATTGGGAACCACGGTAGTCGGTTCCAGGTAAAGTACTCCCGGAGCGGTCATTTTACTCTCCGGAATAGAACCGTCTTCTATTTTTATCCCGGATATGGTGCCCTCTGCGATCTTGGCGCCCGTAACTGATCCGTCCTTGATGGCGGGAGTAGTAACCGAAGCTACTTGTAGCTGGCGCGAGCCGACCGCTGCCGTCGCTATACAGGATTCGTCAACCGACGAGGGCACCATTTTCATGGACGCATCAATCGTGTAGTCGAGTATTTCCTCGTTCGTGATTGATTCCGCCGCAATCTGCACCCCGGTGATGGTCGCATCGGCAATCTTCTCGGCAGTAATTGTTTTGTCTGCAATCTGCACCCCGGTGATGGTCTTAGAGACGAGCTTTGAACCGGGAATAGACCTATTGGCCATTTTGTCTCCGGTGATCTGTCCATCCTGGATGTTGCCGTTCTTGATTGCCTCCGTGCCGATCTGCAAGTAACCAACCGCCCCATCTGCGATCTTTGCTGTTGTGACAGCGCTGTTTGCGAGCTTTGGCGTCGTCACTGCGCCATCGGCCAGCATAGCCGCTGTTACGGAACCGTCGGATAGGACGCCCACCTTCCATGATGCGAGGTTAGTCGCCGTGGCCTGCCCTATGAGGGTGCCAATGCCCGATGCCGACGCATTGTCCGCAGCATTCACGACATAATCCTGATATGTATAGCGCGTCGTGCCATCTTCATACACGCGCTGTTCGTCCTGTATGGTGTTGGCATAAAGATACTGGCCTATTTTAGCACTATTGGCGGCCAGGTAGTAAGCCTGTCCTTGATAGCAGATGATGCCTTCGCCGATATTCGTCCCGGTGCTGCTGTTCGCCGTGGCGAATCCCGCAACGATGGAGATGGGCGTTTTGGTGGATCGGAGGAGCGAGTTGATGGCGCTCCAGAGGTTTTGCAAATCCTGCATTTGCACGGGGTTGCCAGTGCCCGATACGACGTTGATATTTTTTATTCCTGCCATATTATTGAGTTTTTATAGTATACTTGATGTAAAAGGGGAAGAGCGTGTTGACGTCTGCGATAAACTGGCTGTATGCCTCTGAGTTGTTGTACAGGGCAGCCGGGATCGCAATGATGGGCTGCTCCGTGATGGTGCCTCCCTGTCCAAGGTATACCTTCGGGGTGGGAGTGTCATACAGGTATATGGGAGGATTTGGCGAATCATACCACATAGATCGCCATATGCTCGCGCCGCTCGGGGTGATGGATATTTGCCCCCACTCCCCGTACCAGTATCGCAATACGCCTTCGATCTGCCCGTATGTAGGTGTGCACGCCGCCATCATGTACCACTTGGAGCGCACCATGTAGTAGTTGTACAGATAGTCGTGCAACACCATGAGCAACGACAGGCAGTAGCGGTATATTATCGTTGTCCAAAACGGCTGCTCCGTGTAGCTGTGGTCGCGCCGCACCGAGTAATTCGGCCGGAGTAACTGCAACACCAGCTTCGGGATGTCAATATATCGGAAACGCATCATATAGCCTCGAATATTGTAATGTTATTGGTGAAATCGTACAGATTGGGGTTGAAGTTGAAATAACCCGGACTCAATACTATCTTGCCATCCTGCGGTGTTGTGCTGTCGCCATCCTGCGAGACCTTGACCTCGGAGAAGTAGGCATCCTTGATGCCGTTCAACCCCGAGATGTAGCTTTCTATGTCGTTGATATACAGAACATTTGTCGTGCGTCGTTGCATCTGCAAGTCATGCAGCCCCGTGGTGATGCTGTTCTTGATGGTATCGAGGTTGTACGACTTGTCGAAGCGGACGTACAGCTTGTCGGCCGAAAGGACGGCCGGAGCATTGGATGCGGCCTGTATTTGCGCGCCGACGCCCCAAAAGTTGCGGTAGTAGGCGCTGAACGCATCGAGTTGATCCTGCGTGAGTGAGACCACGTTGTTGTTGGCATCGGCCGTCGCCACGTTGATGTAGTACAAACCCTCCTGATTAGACCCCATCGAAGCCTGCTTTATTATCTGCTTCGTGGCATCTATGGTCGCATAGCCCAGCTCTTGCGTCGCTTCGTTCACCACGACTACCTGATCGCCCTGCTGATAGGCGTATGCCTTCTCGACATACCATGCCTCACTCGTCACGCGCGCGATCTTCGCGGCCGCGGCTATCGTCTGTTCGCTGCGCAGGATTTCGAGCCGCACAATGTCAAGCACGGTGCCTACCACCTCCGCGATCTTGCGCAGGATGCCCGCGTTGCTGGTGTTCATCGCCGGGATCGTCCGTTGGATGTTATCCC